TTCAACGGGGACGGGGGCGGTGTCAGGGACATTGCAACTATTAACGGGGTTTGTTGGAGTGGGGGTTGCACCTACTGTAAAATTTCACGTACTTGCCACAACCGAACAAATTAGGTCGGCTTACGATGCTTCTAATTACGCTTCATTTACCGTTGGTGCAACAGGTTCTTTAACCATTGGGCTAACGGGAACTGCACCGCGTACTACATTTAGTCAAGGAATTACTAACGGAGGCACTATGAGGCTTATGGGTTACACCGTTGCAACCTTGCCAAGTGGAGTAGTAGGTGATAGGGCTTATGTAACCGATGCAACCGCACCAACTTACTTAGGTGCATTAACGGGAGGCGGGGCAGTAACTTGTCCAGTATTCTATAACGGGGCAGCGTGGGTATCATGTTAAATTTATATATTTGTAAAAATTAATTATAACACATCATGGCAATTCAACTCGAACCAACTAAAGATTATACCGTAACGCTTAACGGTCAAGATTTAAGCAACATTTCAATGGCTATTATGGAACTACCTGCAAGGATAGCGAATCCATTATTAGACAAACTTTCAAAGCAATTTGAGCAACCCGAAGATACATCAGATAAATAATGGCAGATACAACCACAAATGCAGCAGTACAGATAACCGTCGGTGTTAAAGAACAAGGCGGGTCGGTAAAGTCTATTAAGACCGAATTACGTGAAGCGAAAGCCGAAGCAATAGAGATGGCTCGAAAGTTTGGCGAAACGTCCACGCAGGCGCAAGATGCTGCAAAGAAGGTCGCTAAGCTACGTGATGAAGTAGAAGATTTAGGGATTAGAATCAAAGGGGTAAACCCCGATAAGTTCGCACGAATAGCGTCATTGGGTCAAGGTGTTGCGCAGGGATTTGTGGCAGCACAGGGCGCAATGGCTCTATTTGGTAGCGAATCGGAAGACCTCAATAAGACTATGATTAAATTGCAGGGCGCGATTGCATTTAGTCAGGGCTTGCAAGGGCTGAAGGATTTGCAGTTAGCATTTGGTGGGTTAGGTAAGTCAGCGATGCAAGCATTCAAGGCGATTGCTGCGGGTATATCTTCGACAGGCATAGGCTTAATTATTGTCGGGTTAGGGGCTGCGATTGCTGCATTGATTTACTATTGGGATGACCTTACAAGCACCGTCGAAGATAATAGTAAAGAACTACAACGTAATGCGGACTTCATGGCAGCGAACAAAAAGGCTATGGATGACCTTGCGGATGCGGATGCTAGGTATGCCAAATGGAAACGCGAAGAAAATAGTAACCGTATCAATGCCTTAGCAGAAGAAGCGCAACAAAGCAAGGCGAACCAAGACGCACGGATACAATTAATGAAGGACGGCATGGCTAAAGAGTTGGAGCAACAACGCTTAAACTTTATGGCTAAACGTACCCAAATGTTAAATGACCATGTGGACGGTAATGTGATTGAGGCTATCAATGCAAAGGAACGTCAAGATATACGCAATAAGTACGCAGATGCAGCATTGCAAGCTAATATTGATAAAGCAGTTTTAGAGCAAAATGCAAGGGCAAAGATTTACGAAAACGAACAAAAGGAAATTAAAGACCAAGCCGAATGGAAGAAAAAAAGAGTGCAAGACGATAGCGATGAATTAACGGCAATACTCAATCAGGCAATTCAAGACCAAATAGATGCGGACTTAAAAGCAAGTGAAGATAAGAAAGCAATCTATATGCAACGTGTCGCCCTTGTCAATGATTCATTGCAAGCAATTAGTGATATCACTTCACTATTTGCAAATAAAAATGAGAAAGACCAAAAGAGAGTTTTTGAAATTCAAAAGGCGGTATCAATAGCGCAAACAATTATAAGTACTATTGAATCGGCTCAGGCTGCTTTTAAAAATGCTTTAACAAGTCCACTAAGTAAATTAATGCCTGATGGTGGTATATCTTTGGCGGTAGCTGCTGCGGGTATCGCAACGGCTGCGGGATTAGCTAAATTGAAACAAATAAAAGATACTAAATTCCAAACCAATAGCGCACCTTCATCGGGTAATGGTGGGAGTACTGGTATAGGTGGCAACATCCCACAAACAAACCCAACCGTAAACCAACAAAGGCAAATAGTAGGCAACACAACGGGCGCAACGGGCAACCAAACCCAAACCAATGAGATAAAAGTCTATGTAACTGAAACTGATATTAGCAGTAGACAAGGCAGAGTAGACGAAATTAGACGTAGGGCATTGGTGAAATAAACATACCACTCGTTTACCACTCGCATACCACTTACCAAAAGTAAGTGGTTTTTTTATAATTAAAAATTTTGATATTACAAAGTAGTTTCCACAGTAACCCCACAGTAACCCCACAACAATATAGTTAAACAATGTTAAAGGGAGTACTCCCATATTGCCCCATATTGCCAAAGGTAATACTTGGTAATACGTGGTAATAATTGCACAAATAACCATTATTTTCTTTTAATAGGTATGGCGATAAAACCCGCATTACCTATTTACGCATTAAATGTTTCAATGGATGACACCGAAAGCGGTGTTTCCTTTGTTGCTTTGGTATACCATCCCGCTATTGAACGGAACTTCCAAAAGTTTGATGCACAAACCCCACAATATAAGTTTGATATGATTAGCGAAGAAAAGCAAATCATATCAGGGGCTTTGATGTTAGCCGACACCCCTATTTACCGTAAGGATAAAATGGGCGAGTACTACGTAACATTTAGTGCAGATTCTATTTCCAATATCGTAAAGAAGTTTTTTAAGCAGGGCAACACCGCCAACGTGAATGAGATGCACAATCCTAATAAGATTGCGGACGGGGTTTATATGTTCGAGTCCTTCATCATTGATACAGAACGTATGACCGCCCCTAAAGGGTTTGAAGACTTACCCAATGGTAGTTGGTTCGGTTCTTACAAGGTAGATAACCCCGACATTTGGGCGCAAATCAAAGCAGGTACATTTATGGGTTTTTCGGTAGAGGGTAATTTCATCCCCAATATCAATGAAGATAAGGCACTCTTAGACGAGATAATGAGAATAATTGCACAATAGTAAAGTATTAATATTTATAAGTTATGGATTTCAAAGAAAAAATCAAAGCAATCAAAGCCCTTATGGGGGTAAAATTTGAGGGCGCACCCGCACCAGTTAAACAAGCAGCAGCAGATGGCGCACCTACCTACGAAAATTCAGCTACCACAAAGACGGGCGAACTTGACCAATGGAATGGCGAGTTAGCAGTTGGAACTGAATTATATTGTGTAACACCTACGGGGATTATGCCGTGCGGGGATGGAGTAGAAGAATTTGAGGACGGTACATTGGTAACCGTATCGCAGGGTAAAGTAACCGCTATCACACCCGCAGCAGAAAACGCAGTACCCGAAGCGGGCATTGGTGAGGATATGGCTAAGAAGTTCAATGAGGATTTAGAATCACTTAAAACGGAATTTACCGCAGCCATTGACACGTTAAAGCAAAGCACCGAACAACTACACAAAGAAAACGCAAACCTTCGCGAGGCTTTCTCGAAGACCGTTGAATTAGTAGAGTTGTTTAATGCCAACCCTAAGACAGAAGAAAAACCCGTAAACGCTGCATTTAGCAAGGTAGCCGACAAAGAAAAAAATATGCTAGCATTAGCCGAAGCAATCAAAGAAATTTCACGTAACAAATAACAATTTAATTTATTAATCAATCATGGCATTTTCATTATCAGGCTTAACCGCCTACGTAGACGAACAAAAAATACCGTTAATTACCCGTACATTATTCGGGTCACAAACAGGTAAAATTTTCGCAAAACAAACGGGTATCAAATCAAGTGCTACCGTTAAGTATTTAAATACTTCAGCACAATTTTTAACTGCGGGTTGTGCGTGGTCACCTTCGGGAACTACCTCAATCACAAACCGTACTTTAACCGTTGCAAACATTCAAGTAATGGAGTCTTTGTGTATCAAAGATTTGAACGCTTACTACACTCAAACATTGCTTCGTGTTGGTGACAATCCAAGCGATTTGCCTTTCGAACAAATGTACTCTACATTGAAAGCCGATTATATCGCACAACAATTAGAGATTGCTTATTGGCAAGGTGCTACCACTTCATGGAATGCGAACTTAAACAAGTTCAACGGTTTTATCTCATTGATTGACACCGCAGCGGCCTCCGTAAATGGTAACCCAACAGGTATCACAACAGGAACAGGTATCGTAGCAGGAAACGTAATTGGAATTTTCAACGGTGTATATGCTCTTATCCCTGCACAAATCCTTCGCGCACCTGACACCGCTATCTTCTGTGGAACAGATACATTCCGTGTGTATGCCGCAGCAGTTGTAGCAGCTAACTTGTACTCATATACAGGTCAAACAGATGCACAATTCGAATTGACAATACCAGGTACTGCAATCAAAGTAATTGGATTGGATGGATTAACAGGAACAAACAGAATCTTCGCAGGTCGTAAATCGAATTTCTATATCGGCACTGACATGGAAAACGAAGAAGAAATGTTCAAAATGTGGGAATCAGTTGATAACGGTGATTACCGTTTCAAGGCAGATTTCAAAGCAGGGGTTCAAGTTGCTATCCCATCGGAATTGGTATCATTCAAATTAGTTTAACATTAAATAAGGGGGTGTAAAAAGCCCCCTTTTAAAACACACAACATACAAATGGCTTGCGTATTAACAACAGGATTTGCACTCGACTGCAAGGATGCAGTAGGGGGTATAAAAAAGATTTGGGTCATTACCAATGCCAACAAAGGCACAATGACCAAAAGCCCAAGCGGGACAATAACCGCATGGACTCCCGTTGCTAACTCGTTATTTGCATACGAACTCCGCAAAGCATCAAGTTCTTTTGAAACTGATGTAATCACCAACCAGCAAAATGGTACTACCTACTACGAAACCAAGCTAACGATTCAGTTAAGCAAAATGGAAGTTTACAAGCGTAACGAAATTAAGTTACTTGCTGCAACCTTACTTATGTTTATTGTGTTGGATAGAACGGGGCAGTACGTGGTATTAGGTGAAGGAAACGGATGCGACATGACAAGTGGCAAAGGAACAACAGGAACGGGGATGGGCGACTTCAATGGGTGGAACTTAGAGTTTACCGCGATGGAAGAAGATATGCCGTTAGTACTCGCTTCGGGGGTAGTCACTTCATTAGGGCTTAGTTAGGTTTTCGGTTTAGTTTAATAAGGTGGGAAACGGGGTGCAGAAATGTATCCCGTTTTCTTTTGTAACAAAAAAATGATTTTCTTATTTACTATATATGCTACTTATCACAAAGGGGGCAACAAATACCCTAACACTTACGCTATCGGAGAAATGCGATTTAACAATTCCATATTTTCTATTCTCGTTTTATAATACCCAAACGAAAGAAACGATTAATGTGGTGCTTACTGATACTTCTTTATTCACGGAGCGTTACAACCGCTTCACTTTAATCGAAGGCACTACTGCCACATTCATTGCGGGTTATTGGGAGTACACCATTTATGAGCAAACGAGTAGCACAAACACCGATGTAACATTAGCCTCTCAAATAGTTGAAACGGGTAAAATGAAAGTTGTAAACGCAACCCAAACCGCACAAACTATTTACGAACCAAACCAAGCCACTAACACCGTTTACCTATAATGATTTTACACCTATTACCCGAACACCGCGATGGCTGTTCTTACCATCGTATCGAAGTACCAATGCACAACCTTAACGGGTTTGATTTGGCAGCTACTACAATGCTCGACGGCATCACGGACGACGACCTCAAAAATATCTCATTAGTCGTGTTCAATCGCGATTCATGTATATTCGATGTAGACAAGCAATTAAGCCGTTTAAAACGCTTAAAAATACCCTACGTGATGGATATGGATGACTTTTGGGAGTTAGATAAAAAACATCTATTGCATAAGGACTTTAAAAACAATGTTTCACATAGAATTATAAAGTTACTCAAAGGGGCGCACGGGGTTACAACCACTACAAACCGATTAGCCCGTAAGATTGACCGATACAATAAAAATGTATTGGTAGTTCCAAACGCATTAGATGGAACACAACCACAATTTGCTCCCGTGAATAGTAAGAACCCGACCCCTCGTTTTGGATGGGTTGGCGGGGTTCACCATATAGAAGATTTGCGCTTGCTACTTCCATCATTTAACAAAATCCATGCAGAAAACCAAGTACACCTTGCATTAGGTGGGTTCACTAATAATGATGTATATATGGTTTTCGATGCGTGGTTTTCAAATCGTGGCACTTATCAAAAGTATGTTCGCATCCCTGCAGATGACGTTTACAATTATGGTAAAATTTATAATCAAATTGACGTGGCACTTATTCCTTTGTGCGATAATAAGTTTAATTCATGCAAATCACCGTTAAAGGTTCTCGAAGCAGGCTTCAAAGGTAAGGCGGTTATCGTTTCACGGGTTGCACCTTATACGGACGACTTCACCGATAAAGAGGTGCTATTTGTTGATTCTCCTGCGGATTGGTACGATTCTATAATGAAATTGCACAATTCCCCTGAATTATTACTTAATTATAGTAGCGCATTAGCTGAACGCATGGCAGATTTTGAGATTAAAAAAGTTAATATACTACGTGAACAATTTTATAATACTATCATAAATGGAAGATAAGTCAAATAGATTAGTAAAGATAAGTTTTGCCGATGATAAGTTACCCGTTTACAAAGAGGTAAGCGGTCAGGACTTTATTCTCAATGGTGAACAAAACAACTACCCCGACCATTTAATAGATTTATTCAATCGTTCGGGAAAACATAACGCAATCGTTACGGGTGTAGCTGATATGATTGTAGGCGGTGGAGTGAAGGCAAAGACCCCCGCGATTCAATCCTTCTTAGATGCACCCAATGACTTCGAAACATTCGACGATATTAATGCAAAAGTAGCACTTGACCTTAAACTTTTTGGCGGGTTTTACTTGCAAATAGTATGGGATAGGGCGGGTAAGAAAGTGGTAAAAATGTTTCACATGCCTTTCCGTGAAATGCGGGTAAATAAAGAAGGTACAGAATTTTACCGTAATAAGAAATGGGGGCAGTTTACAAAGAAATGGGGAGCAAAGTTTAATGCTTTCAATCCTGCCACAATCAAAGAAGGTGAACTGCAAATATTCTACTACAAAGAATACCGCCCCGACTTAGAATTTTACCCTTTGCCCGATTATATTGGAGTACGTCAGTATATCGAAACCGATACCGAAATATCTAATTTCCACTACAATAATATTAAAAACTCATTTAGCGATTCTACAATTATAACTTTCTTTAACGGCATACCAACAGAGGAAGAACAGAAAGTAATTGTACGCAAGCTAAAAAACAAAAAGACGGGGACGGATAACGCAGGGGGATTAACGGTAAATTTCGCAACCAAAAAAGATGAAGCCCCCGAAGTAATCAGGCTTACCCCTGATGAAATGGATAAACAATATTTACAACTTTATACAACCGTTTCAGATGAAATATTTATAGGTCACAAAGTCACAAACCCTTCAATTTTTGGGGTAAAGGTAGCGGGGCAACTTGGAAGCCGTCAAGATTTGATTGATTCGCAAGAATTATTTTATACGAACTACATCAGTAAGAAAGTAGCAATATTAGAACGTGCCTATAATTACCTATTGAATTTTGTTGTAAAGGGTGCGGAAGTTTATATTGAGAAAGGTAACGCAAAGGATTCGCAAAACGCAAACGCGCAAGCACAACCCGCACAACCTACCGCCCTTGCTTCGAACCAAAAAAGTGAAGCGGATATTTTAATGTTATTCGATTCATGCGGTGAACCCGAAGCAGATTACCGTATCATAAAAACCAAACGTCTTCGCTTTGGTGACGAAGTGGAGAATGAAGAAAAGTTCAAAGCGGATTTCTTATATGACTTTGAATTTGCAGAGCCATTGAATATAACCATTGATGACACGCAGGCAAAGGTTTTAGAAGTCATTAAGCAAAACCCCAAAATGAGTATTGCGGATATCGCCAACCTTGCCAAAACAAGTGCGGACGACACCAATAAAGCAATTCAATATTTAATTGATGAAGGGGTATTGAAAGCCAATGCAAAGGATGGAACGATTGAGATAACCGATAGGGGTTTGAAAACCATTGATGAGAAGGCAATCATAGGAACTGAAATATTTGTTAAGTATAAGTACACTGGTCCTAAAGACGATAAGAACCGTTCCTTTTGCCGTCAAGTATTAAACAAAGCACGTTTATACACCCGCGAAGATATTGATATGGTAAGCGATAAGGCGGGTTATAATGTATGGACACAACGTGGCGGGTGGTATCATACCCCTGATGGAGTTAATACCCCTTATTGCAGGCATTTTTGGTCGCAGGTAATTGTTAAAAAGAAAGTAAGAAAATGAGTATCTATTTAATATCAGAGCAAGCCATTAAGGATAACACAATCCTAAATGAGAATGTAGACCCGCGATTGATTGCACCCGCTATATTAGAGGCGCAGGATATTCACATTCAAACAATCATAGGGAGTAACCTCTACAATACGGTTCGCGGAATGATACCGTCGGGCGTTATTAGTTTAGTCGCAAACGTGAATTATAAGACCTTATTAGATTCTTATATTCAACCCGCCTTAAAATACTACGTCCTAAGTGAGTTGGTGTTCCCTATGACCGTTAAAATGCTAAATAAAAGCGTTGCGACACGTACGGGCGAAAACTCGCAACCCGTATCAATGGACGACATGGCAAAGGTGACCGAAGTATATAAGAATAAAGCGGAGTGGTACGCACAAAGAATGGTTAATTACCTTAAAGATAATCATACACTTTTCCCCGAATATTTGACAAACATACCTGCAGGATTTAGCACGATACTACCACAGAAAACAAGTTACACCAACGGTATGTATTTAGGCGACGACACCCCAAGTAATTTAGGATTTGATTACCCGCAATAATATGGCGAAAACACGAACAAACTCACAACACACTAAGAACAAGAATTTGCTATTAGAATTTATTAAGAAGGACGACCCGCAATTATATAAGAAATTAAATGATAAGTCTAAACTCGCTACTAAAAAAAATTAAGACCATTGCAGAGGCGCATAGTCAGGTGAATACCTATGCACAGGGCAACAAGTACGACTTCGGACAAGATGAAGCACTTGTTTACCCTTGTTTGTGGGCTATCCCTCAAGGCGGTTCGATGGATTTAACAGGGCGAAAGTTCGACTATACAATTACTATTTTTTGTATGGATATTGAACTCAAAGACGGTTCAAATCAAATTGAGATTCTAAGCGATACGATTTTAATACTTACCGATTTGGTGGCTAAGTTACAAAGCGATGCGCAGGATGGTGACGAATGGCAAGTAACAAGCATAGGAACTTATAACCCTTTCACCGATGCCGATAGCGATACAATAAGCGGGCATAGTGTAGACTTAACTTTATCCGCATTTTATAGCGGTGATATATGTAGCGAAATTATTAATTAATGATATGAGTATAGACACAATAGCAAGTATTTTAATGTGGGTAAGCGGTGGGGTCATCGCAGGTTTATTTTTTAGTGTAGGATTTGCAATTAAAGTTTTAATTTTTATGACTGAAACAAAAGGGCGACTTACCCAAGAAGAAGTCTATACGGCTCACTTCATTAAGACGGGCGAAAATATTAAAGACCAACTTTCACAACACAATCAGCTATTAACAGAGATTACCCTAACATACGGGCATATCAAAGAATCCATAGAGGATATTAAAGAAGCAATTAAAGAACAGAAAAGATGACATTCTCATTCAATAACATAGGCTTACCAAGCCCCGAAAAGTTCAATAAGATTAAGAAGGTAATCGGCATCGTGACTAACTTTGTAGTAGCTATTTACGCTATCTATTTGCCAAGTGAAACACCGACCTTATTAGTCATTAAATTGGCGCAATCTTTTCTTATGCAAATCTTAGATGAATTAGCGGGATAAAAATAAATTTGGTAGTATGAAAAATGTTTTATAATTTTGTAGCCTAAATTAATTAAACATCATGACAACTATCAAATTAAAAGACACGCAAAAACAAGACCCAACAACAATTTACAAATCGGGGCAATTTTTTAGAGATACAGATGGCTGTATTTTTGTATTACTTACCGTAAAAATAGGTACATTATCTATTGCTATTGTAAAAGAAGATGGCGTAGTTGTAATTAATGGGGAGAAAATTCAGTTTAGCCCCAATGAGGCAACCCTTAGCTTTCTTAACGAAAATATTAGCGAAACCCTCACCCCAATATCCGTAACCATTAGCGAAGATTAATTATGAAAAAAATATTTTGGCTCGTAGAAAGTAACGGTGAATTATCGGTAACGGTAAACAACATTCAGCAAGCACAAATTTTAATAGAGGAAGATTTTGCCATTGAAAGCGATGGGGGAACTTACGATATTGATGATTTGCAATATACTATAATTCCTAAAATGATGACTCAAGAGGAGTTTGATAATTTAGAAGAAGCCAACTAACCCATGAAACTACTACTAACCATCACCGCAATATTGCTATTCAATAGCATATTCGCGCAATCACCTTTAACCACTAAAAATATGTCAATCAAAACAACAAATGAAATTGAAGTATATGAGCAAAATGGCTCTGAATGTAAAGGATTACGTAGCGACAAACCTTTTTTAATTATAAAAGACCATTGGAATAGAAAGGATTTTGTAGTCTTAGTTATAGATGAAAAATCTGTCACTATTTTAGCCCGCGATTTAATAGCAGCAGTAAATAATTCCATAAACGCTCACACTTAAATTTCATTTGTTGTTTTGATTGACATATTTTTAGTGGTTAAAGGTGATTGCGCGAATATGCTATTGAATAGCAATATTGCGGTGATGGTTAGTAGTAGTTTCATTGGTTAGTTGGCTTCTTCTAAATTATCAAACTCCTCTTGAGTCATCATTTTAGGAATTATATTATGTTGCAAAT